GTTACCGAGATAGGTATCATTCATCTTTCTTGTAATCGCTAATGTCAACTACTTTGTCCTCATCATTATCTAAAAGCATACGCTGCAAATCACTAGTGGAACCTATAAACAAGTTATTTGTAGTTTGATTAGGAAGCTCTACTGGGGTATCTTCTTTATCGAAGTCCTTTTTCTTTTTATGTAGGTCTAATAAAGACCCGTTTATATCACCCATATTTTTCATCATATTAGATAATACTTCAAAAGCTCTAGGATGCTCTGTAGCTCTTGCTACTTCCATCATATCTTCCAAAGCAGAAGATCCCTTAGCTAATAAGTCATGGTAAATTTGTCTTGAATATTCAAAATCATTATCAGCAGTTTGTTTTTTGTCTGTCATAATTATGCACTGTCAAAATCAAATAAACTATTATAGTCCGCTGAATCATTAAACCCAAAATCACTATCAGCAGAAACGCTGAACGGGTCCGGTCTTGTGCGGTACTTAGCTACTTGTAAATCTGAATCTAAAAGCCCTCTATCTATCTCATATATGTTTGTAATAGCTGATCTAACCACCTTAGAGTCAGCGACAGCTCCATAGAAATTAACCCTCATATCAAAGGATAAAGTGTATATAATTGTTCTTCTTGTCTCTAAAGGACTCTCATAATCATCTGTAAAGTCTACTCCCACTAAGGCAATAGGTATGTCTTCTTTTATATCTGGATAGTCAGCAAATGGCTTCATAGTTAAAGCATACTGAGGATTAAATGTAGGTAAAATCTGCTCTACTATCTGCAAAGCATCATCTTGATTTTTTGCATAGATGTTTAATTGAAACCCTACATTGTATGGAACAAAGCTACTAAATTTATTTCTATTTCCATATCCTGTACCACCTTGAGTAAAATTATTTGACTTTTGTAGTTGCCTTGACGCGTCATATTGTATAGAAGTGATCTCAAAGGACATGCGAGGTAACTTAATAGCTACTTTAGTGTTATTATCTAAATTAGGATTCTCTCTTAAGCGGTCAAGAAACTTTCTCTTAGGACCATAAGATAGAGGAACTTTTATTTGACTAATTACTTGATTAGAAGCATCAGTTCGTATAACATAAAGATTGTTAAAAAGCGTGCCAAATACAGCTACACTCTTTCTAAGCTTTTTATGGTAGAAATGGGTACCGAACATAGCTAACCTTTATATATCTTTTGTAAGTGATCTTCAAACTCTTCTACTTTGGCCAGGCGATTTGGCCAAAGTATATAATCCTTTTCTGGATTTTTCTTTAAATTATTAAGTAGAGGTATTATTGCGTTATATAACCCATTTAATCGCTCTTCTGTAGAAGAGGCAGAAGCTGTAACAGATTGAACAGCTTCTAGTTCATTTTCATCTACAGCTGTAAATCCAAAATCAAACATATCTGACATTAGTTATTCTCCGGGTCACCGAAGGGATTACCTTCACTAAAATCTAAGAAATCATCTATTAAATTAGAGAAATCAGTATTTTGCTCATTTTCACTTATCTTATTATCTTCAGATACACTGCTGATCAGTACATTATTATCTGCAGAATCAAATATTAATCCACCTGATGTAAATTCATGATATTTACCATCATTAGCACCAATATGAATAAGATGTAGCTTATTATCTGAATCACTCCATTTAGAAACTTCGCCAGACATTGTAACACCGCTAGACAACACTTGAGAAACTGTGTCACCTATATTAAATCCATTACCAGCACTATCTAATGTAAGAATGTATGTGTAAGCGTGATCTTGCTCAATTGCATCAATTACACCAATTCCAGTATCTAAATTTTCATCATTATATTCAAATAACTCACATCTTAATTTATATGTGGGTAGATTACTTAATTGATAAAAAGGTTGTTCATGTTCTACAGCCATAATTTGAAATAAAGAATTAGATAGAGTGAGATATATTAAATCTCCTTCTTTAGGTCTTACACTATTTATTTCATTATCATATCGCTGAACTGTCTGACTCCATCTTTTCCGTGATACAATAAAGGTAGCTTGATCTCTAATTTCTACCCCAAATTTAGTAAAAAGATCTCCTTCTCCGTCAAACCCTTCTATATTCTCAATATACATTTCAACCTTGTAAGAAGAATTAAATCTAGAAGGCACGTCATCACCAAAAACTCTATCTTCATTTACAATATCTCTAGGAAGGTAGTAAACATCTTGACCATATATTTTTAAGGATTCAATTATTATATCTTCATACAATAATTGTTCAGATCTGACCGCCTGACTAAAATGAAAATTCCGAGCCATAGTTTATCCTACAAAAAAGTCAACAGGAAGTTCGTGATCATTTCTTAACTTCTCTCTTAGTCTTTCTAACTCTTGATTAGCATCTTCATAAAGTTGCCGCCCATTAAGAGTAACTCCTCCCGGTAATTGCATACCTTCGAACTTTATGAGATTAGCTCCCCACTGGTGTTTAATAAGAGCGGTGGTATACTCTTTTAACCACATATCATTCCACACAGCAGTGTGGTCATTCGCATCTATAATACTATAAACTTCTGCTACAATATACTCACCAGCTTTAATATCTTCTTCTTCGAACTCACCATGTATATAAAGTCTATTTTGTTTTCTTACATAATCAACTTGAGGTGATCCGTTTAATCTCATATCTAGTAAAGACATATATTGTTGTACTTGCTCATAGTAAGCAAGGTCTCCAATATACGAATGCATATTAGCAATATCATTTAAATGCATTTGATATTTTACACTAAACATATTACGTGAAAATAGAGAAGAAGATACCTTGAAGAGCTTAGTCACATGCTGAACGCTTGTTGATAGTGGTATATACTTATTAGTAACATCATCACTGGTAACTAAATGCTGAAGATAGCCTCTATAGGTTGCTTCAGAGTGATACTCTCTGTAATACTGTAACGCTTCGTCTACACGGTCTTCTAATTGATCGAGGTCAATATTAATCTCGATGACAGGGTCACCTAACCTACGTAAGCAATAGTCAATTAGTCCCTGTCGTGTGCTTGGATTAGCCATTAGAATCCCTCATAGAAGTTTGTAATACTTAACAGTATTTATAAGGTAAATATTATCATTATTTATAGCACTTTAATCTAAAGAGGTCTTTATTCTGCAGCTATCTCTGTTTCATCAGCTTTAATAGACGCCATAAGGGCATTAATAAAAGATTGCTTTGCTGCTTCAATCTGCTCCAATTCCATTTGAAGATCAACTCGTTTAGTGTTTATTCTAGTAAGCTGATTAATATAATGTTTTTGTTCGTCGCTTAAATCATCAATAACATAATCTTTACCATCTATATTAATCATTTGTTTTTGTTCGTCAGTCATTATATACTCCATTGAGTTTCGTTAAGTGTAATACTATTTAGGTAGTTGATCTTTCTTTGACCAAAATGTATTTTTATAATTATCATAAAACTTAGATCTTAACTTTTTGTTAGCAGTTGTAAATTTTTTAGCGTCTATAGTTGTAATTTCTAAATCTACTTCTGTCCGTTTAAACGGTACAACATGTATTAGAGGAGTACCCTTAGGAATCACCCACTCCCCTTGCTCACTACCCGTCCAAACAAATGGAAAGTTAATTTGGTTGTAATAAGTATCTGTATCTACAACCCCTTCTAATATATTTATATCATTTTCCCAGTTATTAGGAGGGTTCTGTATCTTTACACTCCAACCAGGAGAGGTTTCTATTAGCCATGGGTTGTGAAATTTAAATAAGTCCTGACCAAATTTATATTTCTTCAAATCGCATAAATCACCCACCTGGGACCAGCTGTGTCTTGATAATGGAGGTTTATCAGAATCTATAGAGTCTGCGCCTGCAGGAAAATTAAGATATATAGATAAGGTATCTGATTTTTCAAATCTAACAATCTCACCGTAATTATCTGAAGGTTTCTCTCCTATATGATTTTCCGGAGTTTCAGCAAAAGCTTGCATAAGAGTGTTATCTTCAGCATCATAAAAGCTGTAGAGATAATCTACCTTTACAAACATGTCAGTCCACAAAGGTATAATATACCCCTGGGATAGCGCATCTAATACAGGAATGCATCTTTTAATGGTACCCGCTTCTTCAAAATTCATTCCTGGTATACTAGGTTTTATTTTTCTGAACCACTTAGGTATTGCTTTACTAGCTCGTACTGGAGGAGGTAAAACACCATCTATTTCTTCATGACATGCAAATGTAATTTTAGGTTTAGTCCAAGTTATCGTATGCTTCACGTAGTTCATCAAGTATTTCAGTAACATTAGGTATATTTAATCCTTCTATCTCTATAGGGGGTTTAACTCCAGTTGCTGGGTAATCTAACCACTGTTGTCTAAATGTAGTAACTTCTTGTTTTTTATCTGTTGATAGTTCATTCCAGAAAACAGATGTAATAGTATCTATCCCTCTCTCTAAAACGCGAGATCGTACTGCTCTTATATGGTGCAATCTTTTCTCTGCAGTTTCTGTATCAGAGTCTGCTAACACTGAATACGCACCTATTCTACTCCTAGTGCGTTTGTAGTACCAAGATCCTCCTTCTGGTAAAAAAGCAACTATTCCATCAGAATCAAGATGTAGAGTATTAAAGAAATTGCCATCTGCATCTAATAAGATAACATCCCGTGAGGGTTGCAATACACGTTGATAATAAGCAGCAGAATCAATTGATTCCCCTGTTGGATCTATTAAGGCGTCGCTATCAACTAGTAAATCAACATCAACACTCATTACAGCACCTTCGCGATAATAATAGTACCATGACCACCATCGCCCCCTTGAACATTTACTGCTGAATCAGTTGCAAGAGCGCCGCTATGACCTCCTCCACCTCCTCCACCGTACATGCCACCATCACCTGCATTGGGGTAATCAACGTTATTAGTGTAATTGGAAGCAGAGGTTTGCTGACACCCACCTCCTCCACTAAAAGGTCCTCCGTGACATGCATCATCTTGTATAGGATCATTTAAAAAAGCAGTACTGTTACCTCTAAGGCCGGGTCCGCCACACATGCCCCAAGCACTGAAAGGCTTCGCATAAGCCATCACGAATCCCCCCTCTCCTACTGAACCAAAATATGTGCGATCATCATATTTTCCTCCAAATGCATATGGAACATATGCCCCGTCGGATGGGTTAGTTCCGGAGGCTTTTCTTGCGATCTCACGTTCAATCAGCTTCTGAGCCGGCTGCGATTTCACCCCAAGGTAGGTGTTGCTGTTACCCATGTTTGGTCCAAAAAAGCTGTTACCGCTCGCTGGACCACCGAATAACGTACTACGCAGCGCTGGGAATTTTCCCATACTTCCAGCACTGTTGCTCCCACCTATACCCCATGGGCTCCCTCCTGCAGATCCTCCATAACTGTTATTCCCGCTGAAGTTATTAGTCTGCCAGCCTCCTCCAGCGACACCGAATCCACTTATACTGTTGGTAATACTATTATAAAATAATTGGACTCCTCCACCCCCCATAGCACCAGCTTTGTAGGTTCTGTTAACCGGGCTGCTGCCGCTACCTATATATCCTCCAGTTCCTCCTTGGGACACACCGGTC